GGTTATGCGCGTGGCCGCAAGTCTCGCAGCGCTCGGTACTGCCGGAATTCGTGTCGAAGCACACGCCACAATCAGGGCAATAGCGGCGCATGGTGCCAGGGCCAGCCTTGCGGGTGGATTGGAGGAAGGTCATCGTAGCCCCTCCATCAGACGAGCGCCGATCCATTCAGTATAGGCGGGGGGGATGGCTTGCGTAAGCCCTTTACCATTCATCCACTCACAGCCCATTTCACGACGAGCGCGGGGAATATTGCTAAAATGACCAACTGGTACAATGGGATCGTCCTTCTTCGGCGGGCGTCCCATTTTAGAATGGGACGCCCCTTCTTTTGGCAGCAGGATAAACGGAATATGAAAGCTAGTTTCAAATAGTCGTGTTCGCCTAACGTTCATTCCGAAAAATAGCCCGTTGAGTATTGTTGGATTAATAAGGGGAGCGCTGGGTACATTTTCAATCACATAGGGCTTACCGATTGACAGTAATAATTCACGCGTAGTCGCTATCATATCGGGATACGCTTTCCCTTCGGCTCTCCATTGTTGACCCGCCAGGGTATAGGCTTGGCATGGCGGGCTGGCGTGGATTGCATCAAACTCGTGTCCATGCTCGGCCAGATATTCGAGCGCGTCGGCCTGATGGAATTCAAACGGATAGCGCGGCTGGAGAACAATATCGATACCAACCACCTCGAAACCGGCGCGGTAGTAGCCCATTCCCGCTCCCCCTTGACAGCAAAACAAGTCTAATAATCTCGGCCTTGTCATTTCGCCATCTCCTGCATCCACCAAACCATCGCCAGGCAGCCGCATACGAACAGCACGAGCAGGACGGCGAACCAGGGGGAGATAATTCCGCGGCGTTTCATAGTTCCTCTCTCACCACCGTAACATGCGCGCCTGACCGGATGACCGTTATCCTCGCCGGTTTCCAGCCGTTACCATCAGCGACCACGCCAGTACCGTCACAATCGGGGCATGATGCCAGGATGCGGCGGCGCGGTTTCTCGCATCTGACGCAGACGAGGGTTTTGCCTTTACCGTTGCAGCGTGTGCAGATCATGACTTTTTCTCCTGCGCTACTGCCTCGCGATTGCGAAAATCAATTACTGTTTGAATTCTCGCAAGTCTCATCATTTCCTCGGCATGGTCGAATTCCAGTGAGAAAATCCCGATAGTTCGCGCCTTTCGAATTGCGGATAATGCGCGGTCGATTGCATTTATCCTCTGATTATATAGATGCCAATTAAGATCTTCCATCATTCCCCCTCCTTCGGCGCGGTCGAGGCGAGCGCGGCGCGGGCTTTCTCGCCGTTGTCGGCCCGCCAATAATGGACACATGGTTCAACGGTCATCAGCGCCCGATCTTCACCGGCGATCCCGTTGCGATAACTGCGCGGGTTAGCATACCATCCTAGCGCCTCGCGTAATGCGGCAAGCTCTCTCTCAAACGACGCTATCATTTCGATGTAGTACAGATCACATGGTTTCTCAGCGTGTAGTTTCTCGATCTGACTTACCAAATCGTTTTCAACCTTAGTTAGGCGGTTTATTTCTTTTGACTGGTGCAGTCTATGACCGGTTATTTCCGCGACGGCGGCGGATAACGCTTTTTCTCGCTCGCGGGATTGGGCGAGTTCGGCGGTCAACTGCACAACAACGCCCTCAAGATAGCGTTGTCGCTCAAGCGTGTCGAGTTCGCGTTTGCTGTACTCGTCGCTCTTATTTTCGCCGTCATCTCTGTTGTCTCTCATCATGCTATTCCATTCTCGCAAGCGTCAAGCTCGGCGCTCAATCTGTTTATTTTGGACGTTGCCAAAAGGTATTGCTCCCTCAGCGCCTCGACCTGTGCCCGTGCCGCGTCGCGCTCGTCGGTCGTTTTCACGTTGATCGCCACCAGATCGCTCACCTCATCATTGGCGAGAGCGAGCAGGTGTTTCGCCTGCGCGAGTTCGGCGTGGAGCCTATCATTTTCCTCTTGCAATTCGCGCAGGTCGAATTCAAGACCACCTTCCATTGTTGGATCATTTGTTAGGCTCATATCATGTTTCCTGTTTTGTCTACTGCCTCATCCCGATACGGTCTGTGTCCTTTGGATACGTTTACGCCTTTCAATGCGTCGTAGCATCCAGGGCAAAGGCGATAGCCCTTCTTCCAGTTCTTGATGGAGATCAGCCAACCACAACGAGAGCATACGCGGCCCTCAAGTTTGGCGCGGCGCAATTGGCGTGCGAGAATGTTGCTAGTCATTCAATCCTCCATTGCGCTCCACCAACCATCATTCCATTCATGCCATTCGGGATCTGGCGAGGAATACGGATTGCAAACATCGCCCTGCATTGCAGCGTTCCAACCCTCGATCCATTCTTTTGTAGGTTCGTTGTAATCGCTTTTTGGCAATTCAACTTCCTCGCCTGTGATCCAGTTCTTGATTTTCCACGTGTCACTCATCTTTTGCTGCGCCTCCCCAAACAGGATCAACTCCCAGCGCGTCACTCGCGAGCCTCACGATTTTTGCTAGGGCGATATAAGGCGTGTTGTCGTGGGCCAGGGTTTCTGCAACAATGTCGTGGAGCGCATTGTACAAATCGACGATCTCGGTATTGGCAGCGGCGAGGTTAGCAGAGGCCGCGTCCCGCTCCGCTTCGGCGGCGGAAAGGGCGAGGGTCAGGCGGTCCTCGATAGGGCGGGTGTTCCAGTCCCAATAACCAACAGAACCGCAACGATTACACGTATGCCCCTCTCCGGTGCGAGTGAGAATTATTTTGTTTTCACAAAACGGACATGGTTTCATCTCGTCTGTCATCTCATCACCTCCGCGATTCGCTCCCAATCGATGCGGTCCCACACGACCAGATCACCCCAACCAACATCGCCACAAGTGCGACACATTGCCAAAGATCATCTTCGGTCAAATGAAAATGTTTCATACTCCCTCCACTCACATCAATATTATCTCGTTCAAATTATGCAAAGTAGCATAGGATTGACTTGAATAGGCATGAGATTGACTAACCGCCAATCCCGCAAACGACACAGGACGATTTTTCATCCATATCAAAAAGGCTCATTTTTCCAATATCGTTTCTCTCATATTCAAGACGTAATTCTTCCAAAGTCAACGCAGTCACTCCCTCTTTGGTTTGGCGTTTTAGGATAGCATAATCAGCATTTACTGGATTTAGCCGCATTTCCCGCTCCCATCGCTCAATCTCCGCATATCGTTCGGGAAAGTTGACTAGGGTTCGCAGCCAGTCACCGTGTCCCTGTTTGACGCAACGACCGCCACAATTGGCATGTGTATACCCAAGTTTATACATGCGCGGCGGTTCAATGCCCCAATCCTCGCGAGAGATTATTTCATAGCTGCGGAATTCGTAGGGTTTCCACAAGAGGGGGAAATCAACTGCATAGCCCAAACTTTCATAGTTTTTTCGGGTTGGTTCACATCGGTGCATTTCCGAAAAATCATAGCCGATGTGAATTGTGATAAGTTCGGATTGCGTTTTCAACCAGGCACGGAAAGGCTCAATTTTAAGCCGGTGGGTGCAGGGTGCAACTCGGGAATTAGGTATCACATGCTCAGCATGTGATACCTGATAGGGTGTCCGGCCCTCGGATAGATAGAGTATTTCCAGTCCAGTTTTATAAACAAACTCACGCATGAAACGATAATTATCTTCATCCTCGAAATGGGTATCCATGAATACAAGGAGCGTATGATCTGCGCCGTATCGCTCAGCGACACGAACGGCGGCGAGACTTGAAGAAAGACCGGTGGAATAACTCACGATATGGCGCATTAGCAAGCCCTCGTCATACAGGACAGCCCCACGACGAAACCAACGATTGCCAGCCCAATGCAGCCGCCGGCCAGGATCAAAAACAGGCCGGTCAAAAAGATACGGTCAAAGGTTTTCATATGGTTATCCCTCCACGATGCGAAAATCACAGGTAGTGTGCATGTAGCGCAATACGCGCCACTTGACTTGAAACTCACGGGTTAGATAGGGTTTTCGTTCACCCTTGACATTCTTCCAGGGCTTTACATCCTCGTAGACCTGGATATTCTTTTCGATGTATCCGAAGTCCAGCGTCATATCCCAGCGCTTATACTCGTTGTATGCAGGAAGGAGGTACACGCGGGGGTGGACTTCCAGGGCGCTAATCTCTCCGGCCAGCTGCAGGAGCTTCAATTCCCCATAGCGGCGAGCTTCGGACAGACTATCGAATTTGTAACCATCGATGGTTACTCGGCGGGCGTGAAAGTGTTCGCTCACGGCCATACCTCCGCTTCCTGTTTCAAGATGCGCTCATTGAAGGTCATAGGTCGTTTTTCATAATCTCGCCAGCTCCCGCGATCTTGCTCCCAGTTCTCGCCGTAATCATGCCAGGCGATACAGCCCTTCCACTGATGCGCCAAATCGTCATACTCAGGGGCGCGGCGGCATGAGATAATCCATGAATAAGTTGGTTTATCATAAGCATCTTGCATATCGCTTATGATCATAGATTTAGCTTCGCCTGCCGATCTGGCGCTTACAATGCAATAGCCGCCCTCGTTATGCGCTTTGGTGGAAATCTTATAAGCCTTTCGGGATAAGTCTATTCTTTCGCTCATCTCTCCCCCCTCGTTGTAATCAATTCTTCAAGATGCGCCATGACATACTCTCGGCTCTCATCCATACCTAATCTGTGTGCATAATACCCCGCTACATAGGGCTTAAACCACTCGCTATGTTCCAACATCCAGAGGCGCTCGATAACCACCTTGCTCTGAATGTGCAAATGACAGCGCTGGCAAAGTGCGGCGGTATTCCACCAGGCGTTATTGTCGGGATTGATATCTAGGTGGTGAACAGTCAAAACATGACCGGTTTCCCGCTCATGGACATGACCACACCGAACACATTTCCAGCCCGCCTCATCTTTCACGCGCTGTGCAACTTCGGGCCAGTCGGTGGTATAACCGTTCGTGCTGTGGCGTCTCATCTCTCCCCCCTCCCCTGGCGCGTGACACTTCCGGCCTCGGGTCCGTAATCCGTAGGCGGTTCAATCGGACCAATTGATTTATAACTTTTCACAATTGCGCTTAGGGCCTTATACCAAATCCAGCGCTTGACCCCGCACCATGTCCCTACAATCCACCAATTCCAAATGATGAACCACGCTAATTTCAGGGCCTCTGAACGCCTGAGAAATCCCCACCATTTGTTTCGAGTGCCCATCCAAAATTCATGTCCATCATTGGGATATGTAGCGGCGATAAACATACTCTCGCCTGATTCGTAAAACAGTTCTAGGCGTTGATCGCTACCGGGAGGGGCATACATATCCCCGCCTCCATCCCCATCCCCCAAGAGCTTATAAATGCGTTTGGCAAGTTTTAGGTTCATACCCCCCTCCCCTGGCGCGGGGCCTGGGCTTTATCTGCAATTGTGGGAATGTCTCCCACTTGGTAATACTCAGGGCGCATGATCTGATTGAATGATCCGGTTGCACCCATGGTATTTTTATCAACCATGACATGAACGGTCGGCGAATATCCGTCATCATCCCTGTCTCGGCGCAGGAGAACGACAAGATTAGCCTTATCGCTTTTCTCCCCTGCTCCACGCATACCCGAACGATCCACCTTATCAAATGATCCGGTTTTCGCTTCCTTGCTCATTTGCGCGACCATCAGGACGGGAACGCCAGTGCTTTCAGCAAAGTTCTTGAGCTGTTCCACGTTATCGGCCTCCCGCTGCCATGGGTTTGATCCATACATTTTTAGCTGGCGGGTGGAAGCTGCGGCCTTTTCAAGATAGTCTAGTACCACAACGTCACATTCTTTCTCGGCGGTCAGTCGGGTCAATTCAGCTACTGTGCGCTCCATGGTCCAGCCGGGAGTATGGACGTAAGAGATATACCCATCCCAGGATTCCAACATCGGGCGAACCGCTTTGATCTTCTGTTTCTCGTCATACGATAACATTCCATTTTTGATGTTGCGGGACAAAACTAACGCATGGCGAGAGGTGCGGCGTATCATCATCAACTTGCGGTTCAATTCGTAATGCACAAATACCACGCGGTTACGATGTTTCGCCCAGTGCTCTGCTATGGTTTCAGCGTAGATCGTTTTCCCCTGCCCATCCGGGGCCGTGATAACCCCTAACATACCATCCTCCAGCGGGTCAATGAGGGATGACCACGACGACCACGGCCAGGTAAGTACCTTGCGTTCGGCTTCGGGAAGATGGGCCACACGCTCATATTCCTCGATCATGCGCTCTGTAAATTCAAATGATTGCGGCCATGTCATGATCGCGTTTACATCTCCACCACCAAGACGGGCCAGGGTTTCGGTTAGCCACCGGCGCAGGTCTTCGGGTTCTTCCTCAGCCATGCAGCGGCGTAACAACTCTTTCGCCATGGCTTCATACTGTGCAACTTCGGGATTCATACCTGTACCACCTCTCCATTGGGTAACACAACCGGCCCATGGTATCGCTCCATCTTCTTAGCTGGCGCAGGCTGTTGTAACCTGATGCGCATTGCAGTTTTAGCTGGCCCAATTACGGATGACGGGAAAAGAGGCTTTCCATCCGAGTTGTCTTTCTTCCACGAAATACCTGCTACCAAGTCTTCTTGCGTTATACCAGCCTCCACCATTTCGCTAACAACTTGTATATCGCTAGCCCGAACTACTAAGATGCCCTCCTGTTCTAAAGTGCATTGGAGAATATCGAAAGGGGCGAGGGGCGGGGCTATCTTGCCTTCACCCTCACCATCACCTTTAACATCACCATCACCATCACCATCCTCTATAGGGCTATGTAGTGGGGCTACATAGTTAGCTACATAGCCGCCTATCTTGTCCCAATTGACGGTAATGATCTTGTTTCCTGCGGCGTGATATTTGGCGCGGTCGGTCCAACCTTCAGGAGCCGGATATTTTGAAGGAGATGCCCAGGCAGGGGTTTGATATTTCCACCAGTTCACGATTTGGATCAGGGATTTATTTCCAACTACATAGCGGGCTATCTTGTTGGCTGCATTGATTTTGCGTAATGTGGATTCGATATCACAATCCATTACCTTGTCAAACAAAAAAACCTTTGATCGAATAAGGGCCGGATTATCTATCATGCGTCCCTGATCGTCTGCGACCGTAGTGATTATTCCAATCCATAATAGACGCTCCAAGAAATTCAGGCTACCAATAAATTCGTCTTCAAATAAATCACCAGCAATCATTCTGCGGTTAGCCATTTTCGTTTTCCTCATCAGTATTTTCTGGTAAGTGAATAGCCATCCATGCTTGCCGCAAAATATTGGCATTTTGAAAAATAGGTAGACTGGACATATCTTCTATCTCCTGGTTGTCCCTTTCTTTCTTCTCCTGGCTCAAACCCCACCTAGATAACTTTGCTGAAAATGTAATCTGCATTTGCATTGCATTAACATTTAATGCATTTGCTTCAACTAAAAAATCAACGTCAGGAATATAGGGTCCGACAAGATATTTAGAAATTTCTTCTTCCCGCCATCCATCAATCGATCTAAAACAAATTTCAGAAATATCGTGTGCGTATCTACAAACTTGCGTCAAGCAAGATGAGGTTAGAACCACGTTTTTAACTTCAACTACGCTAAATTGACCTGCATCATTTATTCCTAATAAATCAATCACCCCTGAAGGAACACTAAATTGACGCGCTGCCCATTTGGTTATTGGTTTGATACCATAATAATTAAAGGCTGAAGAATTCTCATATAACCAATCCTCCAAGTCTTTCTCTGATAGTTGTACCTTTTTAGGATCGATGTTCATCAGTCCACCTTATCCTTTTTAGGCGTGAGGATGCGGTCAAGTTCAGATTTTGAAATTCTAGGACGATTTCCGACTGGGAGATAAATAAGGGTTATCTTTCCTTCTTTTGCCCATCGTGAAATGGTAAGGCGATGAACGCCTAAAATATTAGCCGCTTGTTTGAGGGTGTAAAATGTATCCATTTGTTATTCCTTGTATATCAGTATAGCTATTTATATATATATTGTCAAGCCTTTTTCCACCCGAACCGCTTGGCAATTCCGAATACCGTGGCGATGGTCACAGCACCGGTAACATTGCCATCTGCTTTGAAGCTGGCCCATTTCTTTTCTATCTCGTTTCCCTTGCCATCCCCCCAACTTTCCGCCAGGGCATAACCGCCATCCCCGAATTGGGCATGTAGCGCCATGAGGATTTCAACCCATTCGGTATAATCGATCTGCCATGGTGGAATAAACTTGAGAGCTGCGGCTACTTCCTCCTGATCGGCTGGCGCGTGATAGTTGCTCTGCTTCTTGTGTTCCTTAGCGCCCGTTTCCTGGTATTGTTCAATCAGGTGCTTGATAACATCCAAGGGCAAGATGTTATTGATCATCTCCACTCGGCAGCCAGGAGCGCCATAGTAAAATCTTACGGCGTCCTTACACTGGCGATCTGCTGCGCCGAACAACCAAAGTAAAGCGCTGGCGGCCATGGCGTAGTTTTTCGCTTGCATGATCGGGGTATCAAGCATGAAGATGACCCGGCTGCGTGGTTTCTCGTCAGTATGGCTGATGGTGGAATAAATAAACGATGCGTACCGGCCTATGAAAAAATCTTTCATGAGCGTATCGATGGTGCTGCGCTCGTCTTCTGTGTCCATATCCAGACCCAGATGTTGACCGCAAATATAGTTTTTACTATCCCTCCAGTGGTTCGCGTGTTGCGTGGTGATGGGATGCCCCTGGTAAATTGCTTCTACAATGCGACTGACGCCCATGGAATAATTGTCGAAGCTGGCATTGAAACGCGGCCAGAAGGGATCATTATTCGGTATTTTCTGTTTACAGATATATTGTGAAACTGCAATACGGTATGTGTCTACCTGCGGTGTGTCCATTATTTTTCCCTTTTGTTCTCACACATATTCGGCGTAACCCGGTCATGCCATTGCTTATGATGAGGTTTACATAGATAGGCGGTCGGCCATTTATCCGCATCCTCAAATAAATAGCGAGGGGCAAAGTGATGAAGTTCTGTCATTGGATTACCACAAACAATACAAGGTTCATTATGGCTGTAATTCTCCATAATCGGTAATCGATTAGGTTCGATGTTGTACTGGCGTAAAATGTCGTGGGGAATAAAATGAGCAGTTCGAGCAAGTTTATGATTACCTGAGATGCACCACCAATAAACTTGATTGGCTCCATTCTGTGCAATCGTGCGCACAAGACGAGCCAGTACCTCAACATTGCATCTCTCACATAATTTTTTATGCTCGAATACCTGGGTATCCATAAAATAAAACCCCTTGTGTCTCAGCTTGTGGCTTGCGGAGTATCCTATGTGACGAGGAACAACCACAAGCCGAGACAAAAGGGGCTTATGTCGTCACATTATGGGCGGCTCCGCTTCCGCAAATGCTGTTACGCATCTACTCATATTGTACGACTTTTCACCTCCATATTCAATCGCAACTTTCCCCTCCGCAATTCAATAGGCGGGATCACACCCCGGGCAGCCTGCCCTGCATCTCGGCCTGGCGTATGCGGCGCTCGGCAATGCGATAATATTCCTCGCTGATTTCATAACCAATAAAATTTCTTCCCAACATTATCGCTGCCTCTCCCGTTGTACAGCTCCCCATCATAGGATCGTATATAGTTTCATCAGGTTCGCTGAACCAGTTCACAAGCCATCTGAAATGTTTTGCTGCTCGTGGTGTAGTGTGTCCATTCATGGGCGTTGGTTTGGTAACACTTGGGGCCATTCCGGGGATAACACGGCGACCGGGAGCGCTGTTAACTGGATCTCCAAAACAATACGCAATCTCGATACCTCCCAGCTTGCGGCCGATATAACCTGGGACCGCATAAGGCAAGATGCAAGCTCGGAAAAATCCCCAGCGAGGGGGAACGGCTTGTAAAAAACGCGGATCGCTATCAAAGCGCAATACAATAACCACCCTTTTGGCTATAACATTTTCTAAAGCATCTGCAAGGAGAGCTTGGGGTTTTTCCTGACCTATCAACAAATCGGCTGGGCAGTTCGGCCATACTGGATCTGTAATCACGGCATCACAGATTATGGGCTGATGACGGCAATCCCCGAGTATCAGCGTAGCGCTCATCCCCCCGCCTTTTCGATTGCCGCGCGGAGCTGGTCAACAACTCCCGGCAATAGTCCGAATTCCAGCGCCGCCTTGCACGCGGCGAGAAGGTCGTCATGCGCGTTGCAGGCCGTGACGATGAAGTGTGCGTCATCCGCGAAGTTGGGGTTAGAGTTCTCGCTAATGCGAGCCACTTCCAGCATACCTTCGTCGTCGCAATCGGCGCTATCAATACCGGCAATATCCTGAGCGGTAATCAACCAACTCGCCCACGGTAACTTACTGTGTGCCATCTCAACTCCTTTCGATCTCGCCGCGCCTGCCTGGCAGCTCCCCCCGTAGTGGTTCAAGTTATGGGCCATACAGGCGCGGCGGCTTACTCAGTCCAAATCCCTGAACGGGTTCAGCGCGGCGCTCAATGCGGCCTGCATATCGTTGTGGGCGTTCTCGACGTTGCCCAACAGTTCGCGCAGATCGATGAACATGCGCCGGATCTCGTCGGGTGTCATCGCCATTTCCGAATTGTAATAGTTGACAAGCATCTTGCAGTCGTCGCAAACCGCGACTTCATACTTGCGAGTTCCCCGGTAGTCGGTGACTTTGTGCTGGAAAAGTAGTTCTGATGTATGCTCATGTTCGCACATTTCAATTCCTTTCAGCAGGCGCGGCGGCTTGCGACTAGTCCGGTTTGCTTGCGGTCAATTCCGCGATGCGCAGCAGGGCGCGAAGGTATTCCACCCGACGTTCGGCGTTCTCAAAATTGGCGCGGCTGCGGCGAAACACGCGGTCGGCGTCATCGATGCTTTCATAGGCCGATTTCAGCAAAGAGCGGGTGGAGGCTGCGCGTTCGGTTTCGTTCTTGCCCTGGATCGTGCCAGCCAGGATGAATTCGGCCTTCATCGTTTCGAGCGTGAAAGCATAGGCCGCGCAGTGGTTGGCGTCATCCGCCATCTTCGAGCGCAGTTCGTCTAACATGCTATAAGCCTCGGTCAGTTGGACTTCCAATTTCTTGAGTTCCATAATACCCTTTCTGGCGTTTATGCTATGCGCTCCCCAGCCTGATAGCGGGCAGGCGTGTACCAGACGCGCCCGCGGATACGTTATTTTGCTTCGTAGGAAATATTGATCCAGTCGGGGCGCTTGATACCGTGATCGGCAAACATTGGCATGATCGAAGCGAATATCACCGTTTCGCCGTCTGGATTTTTCCCGGTAATCTCAATTGTCTGGTTCTTTGCGAAAAAGCGGAAATAGGCTAAGTCGCAATCCTGAAACTGGGCCATAACATCCCGTAGCAATTTCGGCCCCAGTGCGATTTCAAATACGGTTTTGCTATCATCCTGCCTGATGATTTTATTGAGATCAGGATATGTTTCCTCGGTATCAGGTGGGGATACGACGGTCATCGTAGAACCAGGGACAAAGCGGTAATCCTTGCGCCCCTGACATTCATCCGGCAGCGCTTCATCATGCTGTCTCAGGACCGCTGCAAAACCATTCGATGCAGCCTGCACCCGTCCGGCAGTGAAGATATATTTCATGGGCGGGCGATCCTTGGAAGTCATCGTGCGCAATGCGGCAATAGCCTTGCGGGTTTTGGCGTTGAGGTAAGTAATCGTAGGTGCGTTCATACTTGTCCTTTCGCGGCGAATTCCTTGACCGTCTCAGCCATCTGCGAGTTAGCCAGTTCGGCGGCTTCATGCGTGGAGAGTGTCCCATCCGCGCGGTTGGCCTTGTAGTGCTTGACCCATGCCTCAAGGATCGGCAAGGGTGTATCTTTGGGCAGATTGCTCAGGTTGAGCATGTTCGCGGCCTGGTTGTTGGCCTGGAGTTTGTACTCAATCACGAAATGCTGTAACACTTCGCGGGGCCAATTGGCGGGCGCGGGCTCGGCTGCGGCCTGGGGTTGCTGGACGGGTTCGGGCGGGGTCAGAGGCTTTACTTTCGATGGATCGATAGGTTTTCTTTCTGGCTTAGGAACTTCAACTTTAGCGCCGTCCGTATCCTGGTCGGCATAGATGCCAACAATCGCGGCATAGGCATAACGGCGCAGATAGGTAATGACAATACCGGCCTGCTGTGCCGCGCTCAAAGCTCGATTATCTCCGATACCAGCAGAAATTGAGCTTTCAATCCATTGGCCTGATTTGTGCATGAGGAGAGTGGTCAAGGTGACGCGGCCCTCGGTGAGTTCGGGGTGTTGGCTAACGGCCAATCCATTAGCAGAGAGTGGGCCTTTTGCAGTTTGCATGATTGATCCCAGATCGGCATATACCCCGCCAAATTGATTCCTGGTATCCATTGCAGCCGCTTCCATTGCTCCCTGAGCGAGAGCAAGCGCGGCGGCGAGTTCGTTGATCGATTCTGATTTGTTCATCCTAAACCCCTTCTCAGTTCTTGATACAGTTGGCGGTCATCGTCATAATCCTGGGCCTGTCCAGCGCGAATCGCATCCAGGCGGGCGGCGTCGCGGGCGTCCAGTTGCGCAATGTGACGGCGCAAGATTTTGTTGATATTGTCGAGCGCCCAAGTGTGGTTTTGGATTTCCTCAAACGCCAGGTAGGTATGGAGCTTTGATCTCCGCATCAGGTCGGCGGTCATGCGCTGGCACTCGGACAGGCATTGCTGATAGGCGACGGCCTGAGCTGCGCGTTCAGCCTTGTTGCTGGTCCATCCGGCGTACGGGTTATTGGTCATTCGATATCTCCTGTGCGGGTTGATCTTTGGGGAGATAGTTTTCGCGCAGCGCCATGAAGAGCAGGCCATCGGCAACGTATTCATACCGCAGATACCGACGGATGTCTTTTCCAGGCGTAGTATCGTCGCTCGCGAATTGCCAGTCTTCGAGTGGTGCGACATCCACCATTGCCTCAGGCAGGATGTGTACATAATTTTCAGCGATTGACAGTAGGCCAGTTTGCCAGTATTCATCGTGGAACTGGCGCTGCATCTCGCGGATCAGTGGAATATTGAGCGGTCGTTTTTCGGTCATTTGGTTGTCCCTTTCGTGCTATACTCGGTGAGGTTGTCCCTCGTTCCGGTCTGCGCAGTCTGGCGCGGACCGGAATTATTTTAGGCCCAAATCCCCCGCGCGGTGTGAGGTTTTCGCAAACTCCATCAGCGCCTCGCGTGCGGCGAGATAGGCGGGATCGTCGCAATCGAGTACGCAAAAATGCGCGGCGAGTTGGGCGGCGATTCGAGTATCAACTTTGACGCCCTTGGAACCGCACCATAGAGGCCAGCAGGAAAAATCTAGGTCTGCCCCGATCAGGTCGGCATCGCTCAGGTCGGCTCGGCTCAGGTCGGCATCGCTCAGGTTGGAACCGCGCAGGTCGGCCCCAATAACAATTTTTCCGTATGCCGTTACGAGTTTCACGCCGCCAGGCTCATTATTGATCCATTTCTGGTGCAAATCCAGGTCATGCTGAGTTATTGTTGAGATCATGTTACTCTCCTTTCATGTGGATGCAGGGTGCGCCGTGCGTGCGTGCGCCAATCTCCAGCGCCTCGGCGATGGTCACATCCGGGCGGGGTTCGCTCAGGTTCGCGGCCAGTTCACGCTGCAGGATTACGCGCAACTCATCCACCATCGGGCGGGTATGCGCTTCGGCCAGGGCTTTGATACCCTCGTGGACATCGATTGGTAGTCTAAACATTACGTAACGTTGTCTCATGGGTTCTCCTTTTTCGCTCATCAGGCCGTCCCGTTTTGACGGCGACCCCTCGCGGGGTTTCGCGTGCTATGCGATTATGAGAGGCAATCGACCGAAGCGGCGCGGATTTCTTCTGCGCTTGCGGCAAAGAGCCAGTCCCAATCAGCCCGCCACCAATCGGTAAGCTTATCAACTTCCTCGCGGGTAAAACCCTTATCCATCAGGTTCTCTTCGATCTGGGTGTAATTCAAGTTGGTTTTCATTTCGGTTGTCCTTTCGTCTGTCTGTTTGTTGATTATATAATAGCATACATGCATACATAAATACTAGCATTTTATTGACTTATTTTGCACAAAAATTGACATTACGCGAAATCCACCTTATTGTATTGCGGGTGGAACGTGCTAAAATGTACATAGGCGTTTACTATTCGGAGGGGTATGTCAAAACCTGTTTACAAATCCAAAATCAATCTGTTCATGGTTGGACTGGCTGCACTGGGTATCCTTCAGATTGTCCAGGGATGGTACAAGACCAGTAACCTGACCGTGGAGGGCTTCATCGCATTGGCAATTGCGATCATCGTTTTCTTGCTGCGCACGTTTGGCAACAGCACGCCCATCGATGCGCCCAAGCCGTTTCGACCCAAGGCGACCGGTAAATGACAGCACCCCGCCTAATCGCCCTGGCGGGTTATGTAATTATGTTGCTCGTTGCGCTGGCCGTGATGAAGCAATGCAACGGCAACAAACTTTCTTACATCGGCTGGGCTTTTCTCGCTTTACACGGTATCGCTTTTTATGTGGCTATTATTGTTACAGATTTACATGGGGATATTGATGTGATTTTTTTCAATCTGTGGTCGGCGGCCTTGCGCGTTCATTCGCAAGTAGCGATCATTTCGATGCTTGCCGGAACCCTATGGAATGCGAGACATAAGATTTATGGATGCTAACCTAACCGCCGCGATTGTTGGGGGGATCGTGGGATTGATTACAAGCACCCTCCCCGTATTTTATAAGATCGTTCAGGACCGCAAATCTGCGCCGCAATCCAGTATTGATAAAGGACTGGAAGCGAGCGAAAAGGCCATAGAGCTAGTCAATCAATATCGGGCTGAATTAGCCAGCGTTCGGGAGGAGGTACAACAGGTGCGGGCTGAGATTGCCAAGTATCAGGACTGGGCGCGTCGCCTGTGTGACCAGGTTGTCAGGCTAGGTGGTCGGCCTGTCCCATTTGAAGATCCGCTATTACCGGCCCGGCGTGGTGGTATGGGATTAGGAGGATAATGCTTTACGCCTTTGTGTTATCCATTCTCGCCGGATGGTTTGGGCATAAGCTCAAAGTTCCGACCGCCCGCATTTTCACGGATGAGGCAACGAACCGGCTGGTTTCCTATGCGGAAGGCAGCCTATTGGTTTTCCTTGCGTTCGCCCTTCTCACCGCTGGCAAGATCGACAAAACCAGCCGCGAAACCGCCTTATCTCAGCTGCTCGTGGCGATGTTGGGCGTAGGGCTGGGGACTACAGCGGGAACCATCGTCGATTTCGTGAGGGGGAGATAAGTGGTTGCCGATCCTGTTACTGGCCTGACGCCCAAACAGCAAGCCTTTTGCCGAGAGTATGTCAAGGACTTCAACGGTTCGCAGGCCTGTATTCGGGCTGGGTATTCAGAACGGTCATCGAGGTCCACTTCATCCGAATTTCTAACAAACCCTAACATCAAATCTGAGATAAAACGCCTTGTTGACGAAAAGGCGTTGAAAAACGACGAAATTGTTCTAATTCTTTCCGATATAGCACGCGGCGACATGGGCGAGCTTTTGGACATTTCAGAGGTTAGTTTCAATCTCGATCTTGCGGGTGCGAAGCGTAAGGGACTGACTCATCTCATTCGCAAGGTAAAACAGGTCACTAAGTTATCTACCTCCAAAGATGGCGCAGAAAGCGAGACAACCATACAAGAGGTCGAGCTATACAGCAAGCTAGAGGCCATTCAGAAGGTGATGGATATTCGTCAAATGGTCACGGCCCGAACTGAACTATCGACCAAAGACGGACAGCCATTATCTAACGTTATCATTTACCTACCCGACAACGGCCGGCCACGCAATGAGAATAACCCCGGCTAAGGTTATCAAGCCGCAACCTGGCAGGCAGGAGGAATTCCTGTCCTCGTCGGCTGATATTTGTATTTATGGCGGTGCGGCTGGGGGTGGGAAAACGTACGGACTTTTGCTTGATCCGTTGCATGATGTGGATGTTCCCGAGTTTGGCGCAGTCATCATGCGGCGCACCTACCCTGAGGTAACCAATCAGGGCGGCATGTGGGATGTGAGCGAGAATATCTATCCTCATGCCAAAGCCGAGGGCGTGAAGGGTTCGTTACAATGGCGCTTTCCCAGTGGTGCGCGGGTGGAGTTTGGTCATTGCCAGTATGAGAGCGAACTATCTAAGTTTGACGGTGCGCAGATTTGTGACCTGTGCTTTGACCAGTTAGAGCATTTTAGCGAGAAGCAATTTTTTTATTTACTCATCCGCAACCGTTCGACTTGTGGCGTGCCTCCACGTGTGCGGGGGACCTGCAACCCTGACCCTGACAGTTGGCTAGTTACTGACAAAGATGGTGTGTGGGGGAAAGGCTTCCTGTCATGGTGGATCGACAGCGACGGCTATGCAATCCTTGAGCGTGCCGGTGTGTTGCGCTGGTTTGTGCGTTGGAATGATGAGGTAATTTGGGGAGAGAGTAAGGAAGAACTCAAAGAGCAATTCCCTGAACTGATGCCAAAGAGTGTTACATTCATCCCGGCAACGGTATACGATAACCTGATCCTGCTCATCACTGACCCTGGTTATCTCGCCAACCTGCAGGCGCAAGGCCCAATTGAACGTGCGCGTTTCCTTGGAGATCCCAAGCGGGGCGGCAATTGGAAGGCGCGGGCTGAAGCCGGTAAGGTATTCAATCGCCAGTGGTTCGATCTGGTCGCACATGCACCGGCTGGGGGTGTTGAGTGTAGAGGCTTTGACCTGGCGGCGACGATGAAAAGCCAGAAGAATGACGACCCAGACTTCAATACCGGCGTGAAGATACGTAAGGTGAAGGATACGTATATCGTCGTGGATGCGATCAAAGAGCGGATGCCAGCGGGAGAAGTTGAAGGCTGGATGTTTGCGGTTATCGCCCGTGATATGATGATGGCGCGCGCGTCAGCTACAAGGTATATGGTGCGCTGGGAGATCGAGCCTGGAAGCGCATCCATCCGCGAAAGTGAACGCCTCAAGCGAGAACTTATCAAGAAGTACCCTGGCCTGGATTGCGAAGGCATCCCCAGCGCAGGGGATAAAGTTGTAAGAGCCAACGCCTATTCAACCTCATCCAGCAAGGGAAAAGTAAAGTTACTCGCCGCGTCATGGAATGACGTATACCTTGCTGAGTTGCATGGTTTCCCTGACCTGTCACATGATGACCTGATTGACGGTAGCAGTGTGGCTTATAACGCGATTGAATCTATTCAGGAGTACGTAAGGCGAGACAGCGCGCCGAACCCCTGGACTACAATAAACTTCGGAGCCTAAACATGCCAATTCAACTAGCGGAAGCACAGACGTTAGCGGCCAACCTGCAAACCATTTACGGCGTGCGAAATGCGCTCTACGTCGAGCTTGAAAACATCATGAACTTGGAGAGCAGCGCTGTTCCCAAGGGTAGCCATGTCAAGAAGACGCTTGACCCCTCGCCGCGTAACAAGTTGCGTGGGGCAATCCAGTTGATGACCCCCACCTATCCAGGCTTTCACGTGGGACGGGACAAGAACAACCAGGACGCCAACACCAAGGCAGAACAGATCGAGCGTTTCGCCTCCACCCTGGCGCGCGCGAGCGACCGTGTTACGGGTAAACGGCTCCATGTCCAGGCGGCTACCAGCGCCCTGATGTATTCCGAGGTTGACATAGCGATCAACGTGACGCAATACCTTCGGGACGCAGCCAGAGGCGGGCAGGTGGCGCGGTTCGATCGGATTGCAAAGCAAGCGCCCATTCTGTTCGAGGTCATGCGTCCGGCGGACTGCTTCCCCCTATTCGACCTGGCGGGGTTATCCTCACACAGCAGCAGGCGTTCACTCACCATTGGCGACATTCACGGACGCTATGGGATTGATGCGGATACGGGCGGGAGGACTAAGGTCACGGATCGTGTCAACGTCTGGGATTATTGGGATTACGAGAATCATTTCTGCTGGGTGGAAGGCGCAAGCAAGCCGCTCAACAAAGAGACAAGCAACCCGCTGGGCTTTATTCCGATTGTCAGTCACGTGGTCGAGGGTGGGGATCTGTACTCGACCAACGACCCTAACAGCCGCCAGCCGATGCTGTACACCATCCACAAATCAGGCGTGTGGGCAGCCTCGAATATCAACCTGACCCTGCAAACCTCGCTTGCCTTTGCCCTGGGAGCAGCGCCGACGTTCGTCTATCAGGCCAACCAACCCGACAAGCCGGCGCCGCGAGTGGATTATTCTTCTGTCCCAACGGTTGTGACTATCGAAAAAGACGAGCAGTACCAGCCGTTAGCCAAGAACGCGATTGATAGCAGCCTGGTTCAGACCTGGCAGATGTTTGCGCAGCTTGCCGAACAAAGCACGATGTATTCACAGGCGTTAGGCCAACCGCTACAGGGTGGTCGCTCATTCAGTGAGAGCGCCTTGATGAGCCAGCAAGGACGCCTCCCCCTCGCACCCTACAAGGCGGCAACGGAATACAGCATAGCAATGGCGATGCTTTCCGCGTTCGACCTGCTGCGCAAGGGTGGGAGCGGGGCAAGCGTTTACGGTCCCAAGGGCGTTATCGAAATGGACCCCAAAGAAATACCGGAAGTCATCGACCTGGATTGCAATCTCAAGCTGGACCAGCCCACGGACGAGCGGCAGAATGCGGTAGTTGCGGTTCAACTCGTCGGGGCAGGACTGGCAAGCAAGGAATGGGCAATGGAAGAACTGTTGGAGATCGAACAGCCCAAAGAGATGGTCTACCGCATCTACGTGGAGCGCGAGTTAGAGCGCATCTTCCAACAGAACGCCCAACAGGAAGCACAACTACAGGCGCAGGCGATGAGCTTGCAAGCGCAGGGTCAACAGCCTGGGATGCCTGGACAGTTACCGCAAGGGCAGCCGGGCCTGCCTCCTGGTATGCCGCAAGAACAACCGCAAGGACAGCCCAACCCCGCCGATATAATGGCGCAGCTACAACAATCGCAAGGTGGCCTACCTATGGCGCAACCGCAAGAACCTGGCGGGCCGATGCCTGGCGGTAACGGGCAAGGAGGGTATTAGCATGAACGTTCTTGACTTTCAAGATGCAATGTTATCGGCAAAGCAGGAAGCGCAAAAGATGCAGGCGCGTTTCAATGATGAATTCAACTTCCCGCTGATGAAAAGTCAGATCGGGCAGATGTGGCAGAGTTTACCGGATGAGATCAAGGCAGGGCTTCCAGCCGAAACACGGAAGCAGATGGAGGATAAATATGGCCGTAAAGTTTAGTTCACCCACGATTGACCCTGTCACCTTGATGCCGACCAACCCTGCACCAGCCAAGCCACAGCCTACAAAGCCCGTGGTAACGTTCACGCCTTCGGTGAATAGTGTCAACGCCTACGATCAGACACCCCAGGCTGACCGAAACAATGTCAAGGTTATTCCCATCCAACCGCAGATCACCAGTTACAGTCAGTGGCGCGCGCGGATGTTTCCCGGCCTCCAGCCTGCCTATCTTCCACCTCAGAACCCGAACATCATCGACTACAACCGCCTGATGAGCGGGCCGCAGAGTACCGGACCGCAATACAACCCAGGGCAGCAGGTATTTGCCAATGCGGCTAACATTGCCGCGCAAACCATCCAGCCCTATACCTACATGCCGCCTACGCAGTACCGCACATCCGCGCAAACCCCAAGCGTAACCACCCCCGGCACGCCCTCGACCTGGCTCCCCCCACAGGTCAAGCTGGATGGACAGGGGCGCGTCATTCCCCAGAAGATCAACCAGGTCAACCCTCGTTATGAAACAGCGAGCAACTTGCGCGACTTCCCCGCGCCGTATTACTCCATGCCTTACGGCGCGATTGGAGGCGATCCAACCAAGCCCTATACACCCCCCGCCCCCGCCGGTGATGGCTACGGCTACGGTTGGGGCTGGGGTGGCGGCGGCGGTGGTGGCGGCGCACGCCCGCAATGGCTTATCAACCTGACCAATTGGAGAGGCTACGGAGGCTAATCCTTGAGCAACGCACCTGCCATCGAACCCTATAGCAAGGCATGGTATGACGACATGGCCCGCAAGAGTTGGGCTGTGCGTCCGACTGGATGGGGAGCGCAAACAAACGATACCCTACTCCGCACTTGGAGCCACTTACCCGCAGGCATGAGCCCTCAAAGCGGCGCGGCGATCAACTATCTCAACCGTCCCGACGTCAATACCCGGCAGTGGAATTACCCTGACCCTAACCTCGCCGAACACCTGAGTTATCTCCCCAAGGAGTATGTCCAGAAGGATAACCCCGTTGTTCCGATGGGTCAGTTCACCAGCCAATTGATATTTGGTGAAGACCCAACCCAGACCAGCCAGAGCATAGCGGCGCAAGGCGCACCCAAGGCCGGCCCGGATAACGTACTGTATCCAATTCCAGAGGATCAGGCGTTATCTGCCTACGGGCGGGATGCGCTTGCGGAGATGGCAAAACAGGGCGGGAATGTACTGGTTCCCGCCGACTACCTCGATTTCCAGGTGGCACGTGCGCAGCAGACGCAGGCCCAAACCTACCAACCGCCTAGCGATGTGAACGCACCGAAGGCTGATATGGTAGCGGGCGTGCCTGCCCCGGAATGGGATAAGTTGGAGTGGTGGCAAAAGGCGATCCAATCCCTCCCCGGTGGACAGATGACCGCGCAGTCGGGAATTCAGGGCGGCGTCTTGGGCGCTATCAGCGGCGCGGCAGAAGGCGCGGCGGCAGGGGCAAAGGGCGGTTTGATGGGTGCTGGTATAGGCGTGCTGTTCGCCTCGATCTTTGGCGAAGCCTTCAAGCAGAACCCGGATGGAACCTTTGTCAACCCGCAGGCTGCCGACCTGGCGCAAAAGGCCATGCCTATTCTGAGTGCGTCGGCAATGATCCCCGAGCAATCGATGGGCGTGCTGAACCAATTGTTCAACAGCATCCGCGATCCCGAGAAGTATGGTCCGGTGGGTGAGGTCATCCAACATATTGACGATGCCTACAAAGCAGGGGCGCTGACCTATGGCGTCGCCTTTTTGCCTAACGAGATCGACGCATGGGAAGCGAACAAGGTAGGGCCAACCCATAACGTAATTGCCCCGCCCGAAGAAGCCAGCCCAACAGCCTTTCTACTTGCCGATGCGCGGCGCAGGATTGACGCGGGGGAAAGCCTTGCGCAAATCGAGAGCGAGATACGGGCAAAGGTGGGTATCCGTTACGATGTGCAGCAGCTCGTAGGACAAAGCATCTTCGACCTGATGTATCTTGTTCCTGGCGGAGAAGTCGCGGCGCTCGGGAAGTTGGGTAAGGCTCTCAACTGGAAGCCGTTGGAAGAAGCCATGGCGATGAGCGCATCCGGGCATGAAGGGCTGATGAATACCGCCCGCCTTGTGCGTGAAATGCCGGTGGAAGAAGCGTCCAGGTTACACCCCATTTTGCGCATGGTCGCGGGCATTGACGAGGCTGGACTACCCAAAGAGTTTAGTCCGGTCAATAAGGCCAGTGTGTTAGACCGCGTGTTCGGCATGACACCGCAAAGCAGGGCAACCAGCGCCGCGTACAAGATGGCTAGCGGGGTGGATGAGCTATTCAAGATTCTGCCCAACGATGAGACAGCCCCCGGCGCAATCCGGCAGGCGCTTACGAGTCTGCGCGATACCAAACCAGGGGAAGCGCGGGCACAGATGGACGGCTCGCCTTACCCCAAGTTCATTGACAGCAGTGAGGGCGCGATCCTTTCCGTAGCGATGAAGGACGCCGCCTCCGAACCGCTCAAGGTGGTGGACGCCTACGATCAGACGGTGTTGCAGCGCAAGATCATACAGCGCATGGCGCAGGCATTGAGTACACCGGAAAAGCCCGTGACCATGAGCGATGTTATCCGCATGTTTGCCGAACCCAAGGGCGCGCCGGAACTGGACCGGGCTTATCGTGGCGTGATGCAGACCATCCGCGAGAACGTGGACGCGGGTATTTTACCCGGTGCAGAACTGGACTTCTTCGCCGAGGGTGGGAATAACCCACTGCGTGAAGCCGCCAAGTTGTTCTACGGCAAGGATGGCGCACCGTTCACGCCGGAACTTCTCAAGCTGCACGTGGGCGAGGCATTGGCGCAAAGCCTGGAAAAGTGGGCGGTAGACTGGTTCAACGTCAAACCGATGGGCTGGGTCGAGAAGGTATCCAATTTCGTCAAGTCGGCGCAAAGCATGGTGTTACTCAATACCCCCACCTTTGCGATGACCAACGGATTGACGAATGAGATGCACCTGCTGTATGACGGTTTGCTTGCGATCAACACGCAAGGACAACGGGCCGGCTGGTTCACGCGCATGGGCTTCCCTGATAGCATGTTCCGCAAGGGTGCAAGCGCGGCGGACCAGGGCGAAGTAGGCGGCGAGATTGAAGCTGCGAAACTGGTGCAGGAAGGCCGCAAGGGTTACAGTTTAGGTCAGGAGATACGCGACGCCAGACAGGGGAAGGATTGGTTATCGAAAACAAACCAGAACCTTTCTAAGTTCTCCCGCAAGGTAACAGCCTTCGCGCGGTTGTCGCAATGGATGGAGAAGAACGCTTCCGAAGTCGCTTATCACAACGCAATGAGGCCTTTTTGGGATGGACTATGGAAGGCAGGCGACGGCTTTGATAGCATCCGCGACAACCATCCGCAGCTCGCCTTATACCTGGACGGTATCAACCCTGACTTAGTGGGTAAGATCGAACAGTTGATAGCCAACGGACACAGCCGGACAGAGATTGAAGCCGCCTTGTTCAATGGTGTGGACAAGATCAGCGTGCGGGATGTGCTGGACAAGAACGATATTCAAATGCTCGACCACTTCCCCGGACTGGTGGAGCAGATTGACAAGGATCTCAAGACCGCAAAGACCCCCCAGGACGTTCACGCGCTGTATGGCAAGGCTAAGAAGAACATAGCCGACACCATCCGCAAGGATACGATACGCAAAGCCCGTGAAACAGTTGAGAAGGTGGTGACAAAAGCCAGCGTCGAGGGCGTCAAGGGCGTACAAGACCTCGTGGATCAGCTAGACGGGATGGCCTTCGATACCGCCAACGGACACTTTGACAGGACAGCCGCCGTTGCTGAGGACTTAGCAACCGGCAAGTACACCGAACAGGAGCGGGCAATCAAATGGGCCAACCTCAAAGCGCAGGAGAACAGCGTATACAATGCCTTCTTTGACCAGGAAGCGGCGCAATGGCTGGGCATCTACCAGGCATTAGGCGCGGATGACGCCGAGAGTGCGGCGATGCTCGCCTATCTGGGCAATGGAATTGATGTGGACAAGCCCGGTATTCATCGGGTATGGAAAGAATTCCATGACCAGGTGCGGGACGAGTTCGAGAACTGGAACGCATTACCCAAAGACATGCCCCAGGAAGCGCGTTCAGCCGAGTGGGACGCGCTCAACCGCCGAAACATCGACCGCTATGCTAAGGCGATCATCGAGGCCGACCGCGCACAGGGCATTATCGATGAGTTAGGCGCGAGATTGTACGAACGCACCACAGGCCGACCCAAAGGCGAGTACCAGGCCTGGCGGGATGCGGTTCGCGAAGTGCGCAGACGGGCAGGCGCCGCCCAAACCTTCTTCCGGGGCGGTAGTTTACCCCCTGAAATGAAGTCATGGCTTCCGGCGCAATCTATGGAGTTGATCCGGGGCTACACCCAGGGCCAACCGCTACACCTTATCAAGAGATTTGAGCGCGAACAGATCAACAAGTGGTATTACGACAACATCCAGCGTGGTTTCATCACCGAACAGGCCACGGCAAGCCACAACAACGCGCCTGGATGGGGAGCAGATACCAAACCGCCGACCAAAGTACCGCCTACGCGTCCACCGCAGGCGCCACAGGCAGGCGAAGCGCCAAAAGCACGGCCCGAACCTGTCACCGCGCCCGCAAAGCCCTCGATGACCATCGACGAAGCGGCGAATGTGACCAGTAACACCAACGGCGCAAGGTATGACGAGCTGGAGACAGCCGATCTGAGCCGCAGGTACAACGCGTTGAACAAAGTCAAGGCCAAGACTGAGGATCAGGTCATGCGAATGACCGCGATTGAGACGATCTTGCGCGAACGCAAGGGCGGCAGGCCCATTGCTAAGGGTGCGGGCAATTGGGAAACGCAGGCACAGCAGGCGGTGAGAGACATTGAGAGTAACCCGCCAGCGCAGACCGTACAACCGGAAACAATCCCGCCCGTTGCCACAGAACCGCCAGCCGGACAGGTAGAACGGCGCAGCCCGGCGAACTTGGAAGCCCGCCGCATCATTGGCGAAGAATTGCAGAAGCCAGAATACCAGGGCATGACGCATGAAGAAGCCGTAGCCCGCGTGATTGAACGGATGCGCAGCGCCGAGACAGACGTACTGACCGGACTCAAGACGCGCAACACGTTTATGATCGACATGGCTGGATTGAAGGGTACACCGGGCAAGGATTACTCATTCGCTCTGTTCGATATTCGGGGCATGAAGCAGACCAATGACGAGGTATCGCACCTTGCCGGGGATGCCTTGCTCAAAGTCGCCGCGCAACTGGTATCCGGCGAAGGCGAGAACCGCGCCTACCGATATGGGGGCGATGAATTTGCCGTGATCGTGAACGGCGACACGACGACCGCAGAAACGATGATGAACGCGGTCAAGAACAAGATGCAACAACTTGTGTTGGAGGTAGATGATGGATCAGGGAATAAACGCTACTTCACCGGATATGACTTCCATGTCGGAGCAGGGGCAACCTTTGCCGACGCAGACGCAGCCAACCAATCAGCCCACGCCGCAGCCACAGCCGGAATTGCAGGCGACGCCAGACTCCGCACCAAGTTCCGCGAGGTTACGCCTGGGGATACTACCCCCAACGTGGAAGCTGGTCCCGCGCCAGTTGCTAGTGGAAAAGGGGATACTCAAGCCGCGCTAGATGCTGCCACGCGCCGGGAAGTGCCAACCGTTGAGGAAGTGGTCAACATCGAGAACGTGGATGTAATCGTCCAGCACATGAACCACAACGACCTTGTGGCGGTGGACACCAAGACGGGTGCAGTACATACCCCCGCCGACATTCAGGAGGCCGCCTTTGAAGCGGGCATGAGCGAGATGCCCGGTACTGCCAACGTGGACGAGATCCATTCCCAGGCTGAGGCGATGGCCGATCACTTTGACAGCGAGGGCGCGAAACTCGAAGACGCCGACCAGTTTGACGCAGGCATTGAAGCCTTCAATCGTGAGATGCGGGCGAGATACCCAGAGCAAGCGCAAGCGATGGGCGACTTCCTAAATTCAATCGCTGAAAATTACAATCCTGCCGCGAAAGATGAGCTGCTGAATAACATAGGCTGGAAGTTTGGCGGGCAGTTTGGGGGCGAGGAAGGGCTAAATAGATTTAGCAGTTATGCCCCAAGCGATGAGGCGCAGAAGGCATGGCAGATTGCCCGAAAATTCTACGGGACGACCAATGACATTCGAGAAGCAGGATATGTAACTCCTGGTGGAAGGATGCTCGATCTTTCCGGTAGGCATTATGCAACTGGGTATGAACCCACCAAGACGGGTTATCGTCCTAAGCCCGGAGAGCCAGACTATCTGCGCGGGCAAAGGAATGTAGATCATCGGGAAGTGCCCCCCGAATTTATAGACATGCACGATTTCATGCAGAAGTCTGGGGCAATCCGCATTGATTATGCGTCTGGTATGATCTCGATTTCAGGTCCAATCACAGCCGATCAGGCTACTTTTCTTTCTGAATGGTTCTCGCATCAAAGCGGTTGGCTTGAGATTGACGACCCCAAAACCGGGAGACAATTAGCCTCCTATGAATTTGACGGGTACAGCAAAAGCCGGATGCGCAATCTGTTATCCACGGCGCAGGATATTGTTACGGGCAAGGAAACGCCTGATATCCTCACCCGTCTTGATGATGATATGGCAACCCGCCAGCACGCCGACACCGTGACCGGCGTGACCACCTTCACTGACAACCTGCACAGCCTGGTGCGCATCTACGACCAGACAGGGACGGAAGCCGTCGCAACCGTTGCGCATGAAGTCACCCACGCGATCACCCCCTTCATGACTGTCGATGACGCGGCTACGGTGCGCCGGTGGTTGAAGGATGATCATGGCATCGACCTGCCTGAAACGTGGAACAAGGACATGGTTCCACTTGCGGGCAAGAAGGGCCAGTACACCACCCCACACGCGCAGGCTTACGAGCTGCTATCTGCCGCCGTGGAGAAGGGACTACGGGAAGGACTGCCGCCGACACACACGCTGTACGGCGTAGTCGAGCGCATCAAGCAATGGATGACGCAGGTGTATCGCAAGATCAAGGGCAGTCAGATCGATGTAAAGGTATCGCCGGAAGTTGAGGCGATGATACAGCGGTGGATGGGGGGGGAGACGCCCCCGCCCGTTGGGACAGCGCTGAGTAATCGCGTATCTTCCTATACCAGGAATAACAAAGCCGGCGAGGTATCGATTTATAAGATCGTTGACCTTCCTGGTTCTGAACTTATGGTATCTAAGGATAAGACCGGACAACGGAGAGTTGCAACGTTTACCATTCCAGAAGCACAACGCGGCAAGGGTAACGGGCAGAACATGCTACTTACCGCCTTGCGTGATGGTGACATATATACCGAGTCTTTTGGCGGTGTATCTGATGCTTATCGAAGGGTACAAGAGGCCGTTGTCAGAAAAGGATTGGCACGATTGGAGAAGGACGAGTTAGGTAACTCATATCTAACTCTCTCTAAACAGCCCGAGCCTATCACTGCCCCCGTAGAGGCCGAGCCCTCCACGCCCGCAACCGCCTGGGACGCAAAGCCCGCGAGCGTTGCGCCAAAGACCGAAGGCGATTACATCCAGCTTTACGCGAAGGACATGGCGGTATGGGAGAAAGCGCACCCAGGATTTGACGCGCAATACACACAGGTCAGAGGAAACGAACCCCAGGCCCGCATGTTATCGTCTTGGTGGTATCGGCTAATGGGTGACAACGCCAGGGCTGAGCGTGTGTTGAGTGGTACAAGCGACGTTCCCTATAACATCATGTCAACCATGCTACGCGCCGCGACAGATGAAGGCGCGATAGATGGCATCATGGCGCAGGTGAAAGCGCCGGAGCCTGTACGCGCGCCGGTGGTGGAAACGCAACCCGCGCCCGTTGAGCCACCTCCCGCCGCGCCAGTACCCCGCGCAATTCCCCAGGCCACCGCCACGCCAGTGCGCAAGGAATACTACATCCGCTTGCAGAACCCTGACGGTTCATTCCTCCGATTTGAAAAGGCGGCGGGTAAGCCCGTGACTGTCCCAGGGCTCGAAGGTATGGATTTTTTCATCGTCAAGGATGGCAAGACTCTCAATATCGATGAAGGCAGAACAGGTATACTCGCCATTTCTGGGACAGGCACAACCCAGGACGAACTAATCACAGGGCTGATCGCCAGGGTAAAGAAAATCGGCGGCAAGGATGAGTTTGAAAAGCTAGTCCAGAGAGCGATAGAAAAAGATGGCCCCACCCCGCGTTACCAGAACGCAGAAGCGCCCGCAGGGATGCTGTACAAAGTCGGTGATGAAGTTTGGTATCAGATCGCGGCAGGTGATTACCAGCGCGGTATCGTTGACGGTTTCCGCACGAATGACGCGGGCCAAATGGAGGCAATGGTCAACGGCCAGCCTTACCCCGCGAACGAGGTGATACCTTATAAGGGTTCGACGATGGGCGGGGCTGAGAAAGATTACACCATGCCAGCTGGCAAGGTCGGAATGACCGCAACGGAAAAAGCGACGTTTGCCCGCGACCTGGAAGCGGTACTGTCCAAAACCCAAGACATTGCGAAACAATTAGGCAAAGAACCACAGGCCCCCGACTATTCAAAGATTGAGTTTAGCAAGCGTGCTACGGCACAGGAAACCTATCAAAAGAAACACAAGGCATGGGAAGAAAAGGCCAAAGAATTAGCCGTAAGTGTGGAGGCCAGCGGATCAACCTACAAGTTCACCACCCCCGAACAGGTGAACAACGTCTACTACATCCTGACGGGCAAGGATCTCCCAGGCTTCGAGGGCAAGGCGAAGGAAGCGAAGATCAGCAGGGCTGGCGTGTTATTCCGCACCACATCTCCCGAAACCCCGGCCTTCCGCGAGTGGTTCGGTGATAGCAAGGTAGTGGACGAAAACGGCGGGCCACTGGTGGTGTATCATGGGACGGCTGGTAATCAGTTTGACGCTTTCAAGGTTTCAAGAAGTGATATCGGAATCCATTTTGGTACGAGTGGGCAAGCTAATGACCGCATCGAATTTAAGACAGGGATCGGTTCATCTCAACCAGAAGGCGTTCGGTTATTACCTGCATATCTTTCGATCAAGAATCCGCTCCGCCTTGATGATCTTGGAAGTTGGAGTGTCGAAAATATTGCCTGGGGTGTGAAGGATGTTCTTGGAGAGGAAGCATACCGTGATATCTTAAGGATGAAATCTACCTCACAAGCAAGAAAGTATCTGCAAGATCTTGGGTATGATGGCATTGTTTACAAAAACACGGCCGAGAGCGAAGGCGGATCTGCGAAGTTTCAAGAATGGAGAAAAGCTAATGATGAGTTTATGCGAAGCAAGGGCGGGTCGAAAAACTCGGTAAGTATTCAAGAACAGAAGCTACCTGGGTACGCAGAACAGCAGAGATTATATCGGGCGTGGCAAGACCATATGGCAGCAAACTCCGAAGATAGCTACATTGCCTTCTCTCCCGACCAGATCAAATCCACCTTCAACCGTGGCACGTTCGACCCCAACGACCCCAACATCTTGATGCGCAAGACCAAGAAGCCGGTGGAGAACAACGCCGCCGCAAACCTGCCACTCGGCACAGCCGAACAGATGAGCGGACCACCGACACAGGACGCGACATTCGAGGCGTATCAAAAGCACATCCTCCCCGCGCTGGACAAGGCCGAACAGGCCCACGCCGACGCGATCACCCGCCCGACGAAATTCCAGTTTGGCGACCTGTCCGGCGATGGACAGCGCGAACTCAAGCGCTATCTGGGAACAGTCTATTCACAAATGGCAGACGCGAAGCTCGCGACCCTGCGCTACGGCACAGCTCGCCGTGACTTTGCGCTCCTGCCCTACGAGCAGCGCTACGGATTTGACACCGGCCTCATGGCGGCAATGCCCTACGAATTCTGGTATACCCGTTCGATGGTCAATTGGGCCTTACGCTTCATCGACAAGCCGTACATTCTGAGCAACTACTTCAAGCTCCAGGGCTTCCTGAACCAACAGCAGGACAAGGGCTACCCGACACGGCTCAAGAAGAAAGCCATGATCCCGCTTCCGTTCTTACCCGACTGGATGGGCGAGGGCATCTTCTTTGATCCACAGCGGGCGATGTTCCCCTTCCTGCAACTGGCGAACCCGCTGGATCAGTTCTATTCCCAGACCAACCAGGAGAACAAAAGCGCCGAAGGATTGCTGGCGAAGATGGCGAGGAGCGGTGAGATCACGGACGCCGAGTACAAGGATGCGCTTGCCAAGCACAGCGGGATCGTGTGGAACCAGGCGCTAGCCCAGGCGCGGCAGGACGTTGACGGCAATATCAAGAACCCGATCGACTTTGCATCGGCGGTCAGTGGGATGAGCCTGCCCCTGAACCTGGCGTATAAGTTTGTTACAGGCAGGCAGGACGAGATAGGAATGACGCCTTTTGCCAAGATGATCCAGGCCAACACAGCGGCGGCAGGCATCGGTGGACCGCGAGGCTTCAACATTGAGGAACCCTTACGGCGGGCAGCGGGCCAACCGCCGATTGATCGCTTCGAGGATTACCGCGTCGACCGCGTATTGTCCAACATGGCCGCCGAGGGCATCATCAGCGCGGATGAGGCGAGCAGGGCGATGATTGACCGCACCGGCCCCGCCTTCACCCAGGCGCAGCAGCGCGTAAGTCAGATGGGCTTATGGCAGTATTGGGGTGCGCCGTTGGGGGTAGACTTCTTCCCTGAAGGCGAGCAGGAACAGCGCCAGTTACAGAAGGAGTACAACAGGGCGCGGGATAAATGGATCGCCGGAGACAAACAGGCCTTTACCAAGTTCTTCGACACCTATCCCGAGTATCAGGCCCGTATGGACAGCCTGCAAAAAGACCCGCAGCAACGGCTAAAACAATACCTGATCAGCGAGGTGTGGGACAATTACATGAAGTTGCCGGACCTGTATAAACGCCAGATGCGCGACCAGTTGGGCGAGCAATTCACGGATGCATTCTTGAGCAAGGATACCCGCAGCTATGACAGCATTGACGCGCAGACCTTGGCGCAATGGGCGCAGGCGATGGGCGGGAACAATCCCGACATGGCCCCGGATGCGCCGAAGCTCAACCCCAAGCTGGCGAGCAAGGAAGATGCGGCGATTGTCCAGCAGTATTACGACGAGCAGAAGAAGTACTTCCCCAACGTCAACAGCGTCTTGAGCGGATACATGAACCTGCCCCAAGAGCAACAGGCCCAGGTGCGCAAGCAGTTCCCGCAGATTGACAAGTACTATAGCTGGAAAAACTTGTTCCTGGCGCAGCACCCGAAGGCGATCCCCTGGATTACCAGTGAACAAAGCGAGCTATACGGCCTGCCCGCCGCGACACAACAGAAGGTGTACGCCTACCGGGCGCTGAAAGATGATACCTTCCCAGGCTTGAGCGCCGCGGAGGAAACCTATTATAGTTACGCCAAAGGTTCGCCGCAACGGTCGGCCTTCCTCAAGACGCAAGAAGGATCGATGCTCAAGAAGTATTGGGACTGGCAGCGCACCTATGCCGCAGCCAATCCTGATATTGCCTCCTTCGTTTTGAGCGATGCCCGCTTGAGCGGGGCGATTGCGGGCACGAGTTACCAGAGGCCGATCACCGTAGACCTGAACCAATTCAGCGCGGCCACCCAGGCGCAGTTACAGGCCATTCGCTACGCCGGCGAAACCATCCGGCCCGGCGCCTACAGCGAGCTGCAAAGCTGGTGGGAGAAGAATGGTAAAATCGGCGGTGACTTCAAGGCCTTTATGAAGCTCATTTACGACCAGATGGGGGCGCAGTAGCACATTCGTAGTTGTAAACTTGTACGCTTGTGCTAAAATGTAAACAGGTATTTACCATTGTGAAATAAGGAGCAAGAAATGCCGGATAGCAAGCAGGTGCAGTTTTCAGGTGCGCAGGATGGGGGTGCGGGCACACCTTCCAACCCTGTACAGCCCACGGCTAACCCCGTCCAGGCTGGTGCGCCGGAAGCAACGACCCCGAAATACGTGGACATGGATACGTTTGAAAAGCGCGTCAAGGAAATCGAGGACGCAGCGTTCAGGCGGGCACAGTCCTACGTAGACAAGAAGAAAAGCGTTATTGACCAACGGTTCCAAGAACAGGCCGACCTTTTGAAAACTGTTGGCGTAGAGCTTCAGCCTGCCCAGGTGGATGCGCTGCGCAACCAGATCGCTCAAAAGGTAGAAACCTCTCCTGAACCGCTCGCGCAGCCTTCTGCCGCCCAGCAGAATACCCCGCCGAATGACGCTCCTGCCGATCCCCTTTCCCTCCTGGCCTATAACCTGATGCAAGAGAATGGCATCCTGATTGAAGACGCCGATCCGGAAGCGAAATTCTTCCAAACTCGGCCCAAGAGCATGACGGAAGCCATTAGCATTACGAGCAAGGCTATCGAGGCCAAGCGGGCGCGCATTGCTACCGCCAGCACTCCTTTGGGTGGGGGTGGGCCTGCTGACCCGAACCCTATCCGCGACATCAACGATCCCAACGAATTATTCCAGCGCGCCTTCAAAAATGGCCGCTGGTAACAGGAGCTTACTATGGCTTACACATTAGCACAGCTCGCCAAGTTGGAAGTGCAGGACTTCAAAAAGGGCATCATGCTGAACATGCTTCGCGAGTCGAAGATCATGGAAGTCGTGCCCTGGGAGAACGTCAACAGCCTCCAATCCCTGGCCGTTCGCGTGCGCACCTTGCCGACCGGCGGAGCCTTCCGCAAGGTTGGCGGAACCTACACCGAGACTACCGACGGCGACGTCGAGCAGGTGTGGGAAAGCGTTTATATTTTCGGCGGCGAAATCAAATTCGACCGCATTTTTGGCAAAGTCCAAAATACCATCATCGATCCCAAAACCCAGCAGTTGAACATGAAGCTCAAGGCTATGTCCCTGGACTTCAACAACTACTTCATCAACGGCGACCAGGCCATTGACGTCGACGGTTTTGAAGGGCTGAAAAAGCGCGTTAGCCTCATGCCCTCGCGCCAGCTAATTGCCTGCAACTCGACCACGACCACTGTCAACCCGACCGCCAGCGTCGCCAACGCGCGCACCTTCATTGACAACTGGGAAGCCTCCTGGTATCGCTGCAACGGCGGCAAGGTCAATGCGATCTTTATGAATGAGGCCATGTACTTGGGCTTCTCCCGCGTCCTGCGCTACATCAATGCCAGTGGCGGCGGCGGTCTGGATGTGACCAAAGACAGCTTTGATCGCCAGATTTTGACCTATCACGGCGCACCCTTCATCGATGTCGGCCTCAAGAAAGACCAGTCGACCGAGATCATCACCAACACCGAAACCGATGGAACCGGCGGAGATGCCGAACACACCTCCGTTTACTTCGCCTCGTTTGACAGCGAGCAGGGCGTAACGGGTATCCAGTTGGGTGGAATGGATACCGTTCCGATTGCGGAAAGCCCGGACGGTCCGTTCACGATGGTGCGCATCGAATGGCCCGTGGGCCTGGCCTCCTTTGGAAGCTACGGTATCACCCGCCTTTGGTCCATTGACGCTCCCTCACAGTGGAGCTAGGAGGATACCATGCCTTTACGCGATGCCTCTCTCAAAGTTCGTTCTGACACCCCGGCAGCCTTCGACAGCTCCAACGCTGAGGCCAAGACCAACGTCCTTGAACTTGAAGGAACCCCGTTGCATGGCCTGGCGATGAAGGTGACTATCTCGACCTTCACCACCGGAGCCACCGATCCGACCGTGAACGTTTACATTCACGGATCGACCACGACCACAGCCGCCACCACAGCCAGTAAGATCATCGGGCAGAAAACGGGCATGGCTGGCGCGACGAGCGATCAGTACATCTCGTACATCATCCCGTTCGTCGACCCCGAAGTGCGCAGCATCATGGCCGAAATCACCACGACCGTAACCACCGGGACCGGCGCGTGGTCCATCGCCTCCGTCCAGCTTTACGTTGTCAACAACGTGGGGCGGGACTGGAACCGCGAAGTCGCTTTCCACTAAACTCAATAGTGAGGGGGGAGAAATCCCCCCTCAACCCTTGAAAGGTCTATGAAAACACCACACTCCATAGCCATTGCTGGCTTTGCCAAGGAAACATTGAAGTATCTCAAGGATGCCCAGGTTGATGAGATCTGGACGATGAACCATCATTGGTTCTTGGATCTGCGCAAGCCAGAAGCCGAACGCGATTTACCGCGTGTAGACCGTTTGTTTGAGATGCACACCCCCGAATGGTTTACGCGCAAGGAAACCCCGGACAGCCAGGAATACCGCCGATGGTTAGGGCAGGAGCATGAGGGATTGACCATCTACATGCAGCAGGAAATGGACGAGTTTCCCAGTTGCGTCCCGTATCCGCGTGAGGAAGTGCGCGCCGACCTGTTCAAACACCTTTGGCGCGGCGATCAGAACCCAGAATATTACACTTCGTCAGTTGGTTTGATGCTGGCCCTGGCGATTCATATGGGCGTGAAACGCATCGAAATGTATGGCGTGGAGATGGCGAGCGATACTGAGTACGCCGATCAGGCCCCCGCAGTTGAGTTTATGATGGGTATTGCCAACGGTCGCGGGATCGATATTGTGGTCCATCCCGCCAGCCGATTGTTCAATGTAGCCGTGTATGGCTATGAAGGCGTTCCACACCTCCAGCGTCCACGCCTTGAAACATTGCGCGCGCATTACGAGAAATTGCGCGAACAGGCCCATGCCGATGCAACGAAGGCCGTGGAAGAATTCAACAATGGGACAGCCAAAGACCCGCAAGAAGCCACCAAGGCGAATGACGTTCGGGCTATGTACTTTGGGGCCGTGATGATCCTTGACACCCTGATGAAAGAGGATGACGTTTATACCAGCGCGCAACGCCTGGAAGAAAAACGGGATGTGTGCATGGCGCAGGAAGAACGGCTCAAGGGTGATGTGAACATGCAGAAGGCCACGGCAGAAACCTACATCCGGCAAAAGAAAATGGATGAAGGGCGCAAGCTCTGGGAGAAATACCAGGACACCCGCGCTGAACTGTTGGCTCACAGCGGAGCGCGGCAAGTCATTGAAAAGTTGCGCGACGAGTGCCGCTTGCGGAAGCCTGTCCATGTTTTGAAACTGATGATCGTGGAGTAACATGCCAACCTACGTATACGGCTGCAAAAATCACCCCGAAGCGCGGCAGACCGTCATTCACGGCATGAAAGAAATTGTCGCGGTTCAGTGTCCGGTATGCGCCGGACAAATGCACCGCATCCCCCAGCGCTTCTTATGGGGCCATAACCCCGGAACCTTGTTACTCGACAAGCTATCAGAAAGATTTGACGACTACAGGAGCAATGTACGCTATGGCACAAAGCGCCGCTACCAAAGAGGAACTCCTATCTGAGATCGAGCGCCTCAACGCACAGATCGCGGATTTGAACGACCAGTTAGCCCAACAGGCTGCCGCATCCCGCGAGAGTAATTCGGGGTGGATGATTTCCACCCCCAACCCGGAATACACCGGGCGCACAGCAGGCGTGTACTTTGAAAAAGGACATGCCTTTATCCCATCCAGCCGGAAGAACGCGCCGTATCTGGTTCGTTTGCTGACCAATGACTACGGCTACAGCGCCAGTGAAGCCACCGGAACGGAAAAGATGGGGCCTGCTGAAAAGGTAATGAGTGTTGCCGCGATGGCCTCCATGCCTTCGCTCAAGAGGTAAACCATGCAACGAGTATCCGCAGTTATTTCGAGTGGTGGAACCGCCTCGACCGAGATCAAGAACAATCACCTGGCCGTGATGTTGATTGAATTCCCCACCATGACCGGAACCGCCGCCACCCTTACCGGAAGCAATGACGGGTATGGAACCAGCGGCACGTTAGGGGATAAGGATGGCAACCTGTCCATCACCAGCCCAAGCACCCGTTCGGTCGCAGTTCCCGCCGCGATCACGATGGGCTGTACTTCCTTCAAGATCGTCAGTGGCAGCGCGGAAGGCGCAGACCGCACGATCTATATTACCCTCAACGACTTCGCGGGGTAAACCATGCCGCTCAAAAAAGGTTCGTCCCAAAAAACAATTTCGGCCAACATAGCCGAATTGGTCAAGAAAGGCCACTCGCAGAAACAAAGCGTAGCGATTGCCCTGGAACAGGCTGAAAAGGATAAGCCGAAAAAGAAGGGGAAGTAAATGCTACTCTCCAAAGCGCTCCTTGACCTTGCGTATCTGATCAACGAAGTACGCGACGGTTCGGCTACCTCGACCACCGGCGCAAGTCCTACCACCCTCACTGACAGCGCGGTTGCCAACCTGGAAGCCGATGACTGGTACAACGGTGGGGTGTTGTGGTTTCGCTCTGGCAACCATGCCAACAAGACCGCTACCATTACCGACTACACCGGAGCATCAGGGGTCTATACCTTTGCCACCCCGGGCGCGGGGGTCATCACTTCCGGCGACACCTACAGCGCATGTAAGGGAACCTTCTCGCGGCAGACGATGGTACAGGCGATTAACCGCGCCTTTGGAAGTATTGGCCCGGTGGATCAGGTCTATGAGAACGCCAGCCTGGTAATTGTGGCAGACGCGGAAACGGTCACGCTTCCCAGTAACGTGTTCAACGTCAAGCAGGTGAGGCTGGCTGACAACGACGCCAGCCCGTTTTCGTATGGCGATGCAATCACCGGATGGCGCGAGGTGGGGGGAGTGCTGTACTTTGACACCGACTCGATTCCCTCTGCGCAGGGCACGACCGGAAACCAGATCCAACTGCTTTACTGTACTACCCATGCCTCCGTTACCCTGGACGCGGATGTGATTGCCGATGCAATCAATCCCGAACGGCTGCGCTGGCACGCCGGCTATCATGCCATGTACAACCGCTACCTACTCGGCGGCAGGCGCAAGGAAGATTATGACGCCGTGGTCTACTTTGACCAACAGCGGATTGCTAAGGATAAGCAGTTCCCACTGCGCAACGCACAACATACACCGACCCTGGCGAGGAACTAAATGCCCACAGCCACCCCGACCGGCAAGCGCAACACCAACCACCTCACCCTGACCGACGGCACGACAACCCTGGGGCTTACGCTGTGCGACCGGACGGGGCGGGTAAACGAGTTAGGGATACAGCAGTTCTCTAACCCGCGCACCGTCATGCGCATTGCGCAAGGGACGAGTGGCGGTTATGGCGACCTGGAATTACCCTACAGTACGATGGTGCAGGAGGATTGGAGCGCCGGTATTGGGCAGGAGGACTTAGCCGATGCAACCCGCTACCTGGAAGGCTACCGCATTGACACGACCAACCCAGGGGATGTGATACCGGGGCCGTCGGCAACGACAACGACATCCTATGATATTGTAAAATCAGGGTCTACGGAACATACCGTATATGAATTATCGGAATGGGCTTCTTCTTTTACTACGACAGCGGCCTTTGATTTGCGAAATGTAATATTTTCATATATCTACGCTGGAAATCTTCCCGAAGATAAATGCGTTATCGATGTCAAGCTCTATTCTGATAGCTCGGGTCCTAACACTTTACTGGCTAGCGGAACATCTGATTACGGGAATTTTAGTCCAAACACAACGTCGATCTTAATTTATTATTCTTTAGAAGCCTCGAAAAAATACTGGATTTCATTTACCCTGAGAACAGTAATTGGGTTGGGGACTACTACTGATAATAAATTTTATAAAGGTTCTAGTACAGGAATTAGCCTTTATACGGGAGGCCCAGGAAGTTGGACATTATCCGCATCGAATACTACCCTGGCTTACTATTTGAATGGTAGGGGTAAGGGAAATGCAATTTTCTTTGAGATGAAAAATGCTTTATATACAGTCAATAGGGGAGATGATGATACAGCGCCTAATCTGTGGATGAATGGGTATCGGGGTCCTACTCGCCTGGCAAATACCAATCAACGAAATCAAATGTTTACCTCCCTCAACCTCGCCAATGTGAACCTCGCAGGGAAGATTGTAAAGATCGTATCCGGACCTGGCAAGGGCGAGGCTACCAACTGGCGCACGATTGTTAGTAATACCCAAAGCGGAACGAACGACACCATTACCGTGACCCCCGAATGGCAGACAACTCATAGCACCTCGACTAATTTCGTCATCCTTGGTTGTGACACATGGCAGAAAATCACCGGCCACGGGATGACCAAACCCATTACGGATGTGTGCGTCGTGGATGACGTTGTTTACTTTGCGATGGGCGATGCAACCAACATCCGGCGCGGGGCCTGGACGACAACCGGCTTTACCTGGAAGGATGACAACAGCAACAAGGCCGACTTCCTCAAGCTTTGGTACAACGACGCCGGAACAAGGAAAGTTGTACGGGCTACTGCCGCAACCTCGATTGTTGATTTTTCCAGCGTTACCGACCCTCTGTCTTTTGGAAGTTCGGTTACTTGCGGCTCGAATAATTCCAACATTACCAATCTCGCGCTGTACGATAACCTTGTTTGGGTGATGAAAGAAGATCAATTCGGGTCGATCAATAACGCTCAGACCGTTTATGCTCCAGTTCCATTGGGAGAGATGGCGACCGTCAAGGATGAATCCAATGGTCGCGCCTGGTGTCAGAATGGCGTATACCTTTACCTCTCGATGGGCAAGGGGCTGGAACGTTACTATGACCAGAAGTTAGACGACATGGGTCCGAACCGGGATGAAGGTATGTCTGCCTCCCGAACGATTGGTGGTAACACCGGAACCTGTAAGGGTACGGTGGTTCATATCATTTCCTACCCAGGCCGGTTGTATGCGGCGATTGACGCAGGCGTTACGGGTTACAGTTCGATCATGTGCTACAACGGAACGGGCTGGCATCAAATCTATCAAGGCGCATACGGTAAGCGCATCCGGCGTTTGCATATTCAGGTCTTACCAGGGGATACAGTTGACCGCCTTTGGATCAGCGAGGAAGAAGATATTTACTGGATACCTCTTGCATCCAACGCGCGCAAGGCAACCGGCTATACCTACTTTAGCGGCGGCTACGTCATTGGCAGTTGGAAGTATGGCAACTTCCGCGACATTACGAAGTATTGGGACAGCGTGAAACTGTTCACCGAGAACCTGGATACCACCCACCAGTACATTACGATGGAATTCCAGACTGACACCTCGACCAGTTGGACGGCGATGCCTTCCGCTGAAACCTTCCACCACTCGCCGGGGCAGGAGATGGATTTATCCGCGACGAACAACGTCACCGGCCTACGCTGGCGCGAAAAGATCACGCTGTACACGGATGACCCAACCAAGTACCCGCGCCTCAAAGCGGAACTAATCAACTGCGTCGTACGCATCCCTCCCAAGAATAGCTACACCCTGACCTTCTTGATCGAAGATAACCCGCTTGATTTGCAGGGCAATCGCTCGACCACCTCAGCAGACACGCAGCTTGACAAGCTCATGGAATGGGCAGACAGCCGGACGCGGGCGCATCCCATCTATGCCGAACAGGAGTACGCTCCCTGGTCGGGTAAGTATGTCTTTATCGAACCGCCTTCCGTCGCGCCGATTGAGATACAGGACACGCTGGACCCACGCGGGGCAACCGAGACACGCCGGGCCAAGTACATTGCAACGATGGTTATCTGGGAAAAATGAGCAATCAAGCGCCGCCCGTTACCTTTGGGAGCATCAACGAACAGAACGTTTACACGGCGCTGGGACGGGCTAAGATCGACTTTGCTTTTCAGGTTCCGCTGGATGGGGGGCGCAATGTCCGGGGTGGGCAGGTGGTTGACTTTATTGTTTATGTCCCACCCCGGCCCATTGCGCTGTACGTGCAGGGCAAGCATTGGCATGGGGGAAAGATGGCCCTGGATGATGAGTACAAACACAATCGGGCGCAACAGATGGGCTTCGAGACAATGGACATTACGGAAGACGAGAGCGCCAGCGTAAAACTGGTAACGCAGTGGATACGGAAGAATATTCTATGAGCCTCGAAGAAGATATTCGCAAATTGACGCGCAAGATCAAAGACATTGAGAGAGCGCCTGTATCCACCGGGAGCGGAACACCCGCTAGTTCCGTGGTATCCCTGGACGGTTCAGATGCAGTAGGGGTAGGCACAAACTACGCCCGCAACGATCACAAACACGGCGACACGGCGCGTCATACGCATGGCAATAGTACCGCACTGGCCCTTGTGACTGGCTCTAACACGGGTGACCAGACACTTGAGGGATTGGGAGGGGTTGCCACCTCACGCAAAGTTGCGGGGCATGATTTGACAGCAGACGTAACCGTAAGTAAGTCGGACGTAGGACTTGGAAACTGCGACAATACTACGGATGCGTTGAAGCCAATTTCCACGGCGACCCAGACCGCCCTGGATTTGAAAGCGCCTATCAATTCGCCAGCTTTTACCGGAACTCCTACCGGAATAACTGCTACTCATGTAGGGCTGGGGAATTGCAATAATACATCGGATGCGTCAAAGCCAATTTCTACCGCTACGCAAACGGCGCTTGACCTGAAAGCCCCCATAAATTCCCCCGCCTTTACGGGCACGCCTACAGGCATCACGGCTACCCACGTAGGATTAGGCAACTGCAACAACACGAGCGATGCCGCAAAGCCCGTATCTACCGCCACAAGTACGCTGGTCAATGCGGTCTTGGGTGTATACCGCACCCTGATTATTGCGACAGGTTCGCACATTGCTACTAAAGTAGCAGGAACCTATATGCTGGGATGTGGCGACCCGGCGGCAGTAAGCGGAACGGGTGTACTGTACCCGATCCAAATTATCAATATCGCCTCGGGAAACTTTCCTACCGTCAATGCCCTGGCTCCAAAACTCAGGGTACGGGCAACCATTAGCGTTAACAATACTGCGCCTACAGGTAACTTCACGGTTGGCTTTTATCCGGTTACGAGTGGTGCGGGCGCTGCGGGGGTGAAGATATGGACGACAGGGACACTGGTATCAGGATCAGCCACGACGACCGTAACCACGCCGGCAGGATCGAGCGCAACATCGGTAAGCGGTTCGGACTTCGCTTTGCCCGCTGACGGTAACTACTGTCTTGCGGTCGTGACAACTGCGACCGTAGCGACAAGCAGCCTGGTCCATATCAATGCGACGCTGGAATGGCACAACGCATAGGAGATCGAGATGACTACTTATTACGTCAACAAAGACGCTGGGAATGATAGCACTGGTGATGGCCTCTCTCATGCGACGGCCTGGCTGACGCTCACGAAGGCGCTGGGATCTGGCGGGGTTCCGCTGACAGGCGGGCCACACACGCTGTTGGTAGGGGCGGGAACCTACGCAGAGACAACGAAACTGAGCATTACCAGAGCGTATGGTACTGTACTAACCATCCAGCCCGAGGTGGATGGGGCCAGCGTCATCATCACCGGGACAACCGGAGGCATCAACACCCAGATCAATGGTGGATCAACCAATACAACCTTCAAAAATCTGACATTTTCCAGCTACTCAGGCGGGACGTACACCATCTTTATCACCGCCAACGGTACAAGTCTATCCGGGATTGTTTTCGATGGCTGCACGATCACCGACGATGGGGTGACGGCGGACGCCTATCTGATCGTACATTCCTTTGTAGGGACAGGAACGGTGGCGTATTCTCTGACAAACTGCACCCTCACCGGGAATACTGCAGGAGTCCACAACCATCTGGACATTCGCTCGATCAGCACTCTGGTCGCCACCGTTACGATCACCAACTGCACAATCAATTCGGCTAAAACCGGCACACAATGGGCCATCTCTGGCGAAGGCAGTACGGTCTATATCAGTGGCTGCAAGATCACTTCTGGTGGGCGCGGCTTTGCATTCGGAGCTGACAATACCACTGGGTTGGCGACTGCTGGTTACGTGCGCAACACCTCGATGACCTGCCAGGGAAATCACGGCTTGCTATTGGGCGGAGGGAGCAGCGGCCTGGAGGTTTCGGGGTGCTACATCAGCGTACTCGGGCATTGTGTGATCGACAAGGGCGTAAATAACCTGGTGCTATCCAACAACCTGAGTAACCAGGAGGGATCATCCAACGCAGCCGTCCTCCTGAAGGGCAGCACCAACTGCAAGGTCAGAAGCAACACCATTTATGCCAACTCGGGAAATCACGTATTGGCAAATTATGATGGTGTGGCGCTTACCACGGCTGGGGCGCAGATCGATCATAACACGTTTCTTGGCACCACCTCTCGCGGAATTTACTGGGAGGCCGTGAACAACGGGGCAGGAAACGTGATCGACTACAATCGATATACGCCAGGCAGTGGCGTGTACCATTGGGGACGCATCTTGACCGCGAACTGTACCACGCTGGCTCTGCTCAAATCGGCCTGGGCAGGATATGAAGGCGGCACGAATGAAAGTCATTCGGCGCAGATCAGTGACACAGGGCAAGGGCTTGGGTTAGGGGATTTAGATTTAGTCATCATGGCACATAGGAGATAATCATGTCCTCAATTTGGGATAATCGCGCATGGGGAACCGACATCTGCGTCTTCCAAGACGCAGCGAAATTCGCGCCTGGGGTGATTGACTTTGGCGTCGCCAGGATGAACGTATCCAACGGCGACCCGATCAAGGATAGCAAGTTCGCGCAGCATATTCAGGCCTTTTATGATGCTTGCGCCGTACCCATGGCCTATTGGGTGGTCAATTCGAGCTACTACACCAATCGACAAATGACCTTGACGAACATGACGCAACAGTCCAACGGCAATCACCCTATCCTCAACTGTATCCAGCAAAGCCTGCACGCGGGATCGGGATGGAAGGCGGTCGGGGTATTGTGGTTCGACGTTGAGATGCCAGGCGCCGGGGATGTTTGGAACGCGGCTTACCTTGAGGATTTGCGCAATCGCATGGTTACATTGCAAAAGACCGGCGAGTTTCCTAAGATCATCCTCGGCGTTTACTCGCGGAAGTCATTCATCGACACGCAGCCGGCCGTAGTAACCTGGCTTGAGCAACATCCCGAAATTGCAATCTGGACGGCGAATTATCGCACCGACACGCCCGCGCTTGTAGCAAATGACCTGGCCCAGGTGCGAGCATTGCGCCAACCGATTACCGGACACGCGCCGATTTGGTTCGGCGACAATGCGGCGAAGCCCAAACAGTACAAGCGGTTCTGGCAATACCACGGCACTGGCGGCGGTTGCAAGGCGATTACCTGCCCAGAGATTAGTGGTAACAATATCCCCTCCGGCCTGGACCTGGATATCTTCGAGGGCACGCGCAAGGAACTATTTGAGATGGTCGGAATGACTGATCGGCTGGGGATCGTGCCACCACCACCACCGCCTATCATCCCCCCTGACATTGAAGGCCGTTTGAAATGGCTTGAGGCTCGGGCTAGTGAATTGACGGATGCCAGTGAGAGAATAAATCACTTGGAAACACAGGTAAAGGCGCTCGAAACCTGGCGTAAATCTTAGCGGCTTGCAACAGGGCGGCAAGCGAAACCCCCTCGTTATGAGGGGGTTTATATAACGATTTACCGCGCTATTACCGCAATGGTTAGGCGGTGGTTTGCTTATCAACAGGCAAATACAATTCATACCCACCCCTTACCCTCACGAGATACGCCACCTCGGGCAGCGGCCACCCTCGCTCACGGTATGTGCGCTCGGCGCATGACTGCGCTTGCAAATCGGTTGCGCCACTGTAGCACCGGCAGGGCTTGCGCAGTTCGGGCGCGGTTTGGGGGTTGGCCAGGGGGATGAGGGTCATTCCTTCCCCCTGATATAGGCAATCGCTGCTCTGATTTCATTGGCGATTTGATCAGAAAATCCAATATCTAATCCCCCAGCGACCGGACTATCGTCATCAATGTACCATTCATCATCTCGGTCATCATGGCGCAAGTCGATAAAATCAATATAGGGCTTTCCCGAAAGATCGGCGATTTTAGCCGACCCTTTATATTCGATGTCATCAATCACTTTGCGAAAATCTTTCTTGATGACTGGCAGGACGACTGCCACGTATTTTCCGGCCATGTAAATGGCGCGGCTATCAATGATTTTGAAATCTTTTGCATCCATTTTATCCCTCGAATACTTTCGATTTATTCCCTGAATTCTTTGAGACCCTATAAGACGCTACAAGCGTTTTTCCCTAATTTCAACGGAATTTTCTGGATATTCCTGTTATTTCAATTAGGGGGTGAAAAAACGCCCTACAGCCATTCTGAGGCCCTACAGCCCTATTCTTGGGGTAATTTGCCGCGTGTCCGTAGCGTCATTTTTAGCCATATCGACGCACTCCATGCATCCGCAATATCGACCATGCAAAACGAGCATGTCCATCGCCATCTCGCGCATCGTTGGCGTGGTGTCAGGCTCGTGATAGATGCGGTACAGGTAGAGGTCAGCTACCTGACAGGGGCGGGTGAAATAGGCAATGCTAGTCATGATCCACCTCCGGCGCGTGGTAGGGCATCCAATAACATACGCGATTGATAGGCCCTCTCCATGTCCAGTATCCGGCATCGACGTTATGGACGAGCCAACCTATTGCAACGTTTTGCCCGATCTCATCAGTGACAATTACAGGATCGTCATTATCTGGCAGCCTGGTTTCCACGCTCACCCATTGCCTGCTAACGAGCAGGGCGATATCCTGTTCCAGTTGCGCGATGCGGGCGCGGGCCTGAGCGAGTTCATCTTGCAGTTTCAATGTTTGGATGCAAACTTCAGCAAAAACTTTGCCGCGAAATCCCACGGCTACGGGGTCATACCCTAAGTCTCGTAAAATCTTGTCGGCCTGTTCTTTCGTCGGAAAGTTCGCAGGATCATCATCCCCGCCAATTCCGTTTTTATCTGCCCAAACATTCTCGAAAGGATCAGGAATTAGATTCATGTCAATCCTCCATCGCGCTCCACCAGCCATCATTCCACTCATGCCATTCGGGGTCTGGAGATGAGTACGGATTTACAACATCACCTTGCATTGCAGCATTCCACCCCTCGATCCACACATTCGTCGGTTCGTTGTAATCACTTTTTGGCAATTCAATTTCTTCCCCCGTAATCCAGTTCTTGATTTTCCATGTATCACTCATATTTTGCGGCGCCTCCCCAAACAGGTTCAATTCCCAGCGCATCACTTGCAATCTTTACGATTTTCGCCAGCGCTATATATGGAGTATTGTCATGAGCGAGAGTTTCTGCAACAATGTCATGAAGTGCATTGTACAAATCAACGATCTCGGTATTCGCTGCGGCTAAATTGGCAGTAGCCGCGGTTAGTTCCACCCGCGCCTCGTCGCGCTCCTGCTGTAAGCCGATGGCCTTCAACTCGCATTGCGCTGCGCGCGCCTTCTCGCTCTCGGCCAGGTTGATGTTATAGGTCAGTTGGGCGCGGATGTCTTCCAGCCCTAGAATTTTGATCCATTCGGGTACAGTCACGTTGTAATCAGTCATTTTTCATCTCCAAAATATGAACGTCTCTTCGCTCCAACTCAACCAGGATTTTCATTTGGATTTGACGATTGATTGCCAATCTTTCGGAAACCTTGCCGCCTGAATACCCAAGGACACCATTTGATAGAACGCTTTCGCAAAGCGCAATATCCCTATTCGTTTCTTCAAGATCAGACAAAAGTTCGGGTATTGGTATTGTGTATATGTTGGTCATCTTTTTATCTCCTTCAATGTCCCATCAGCCAGAATTTCCACAGTTTTGCCACAATACAGGGCGCGTAACCCCGCGATGCTCGGATCGCATTTGACCAGCGGCGGGATTTCCATTTGCCACAGGTAGGCGTCATCAAAGCCATCTAATCCGCCTGGGATGATAACCAAATCCTTAACCGCTGGCCCTTGCGGGCGAAAACGTTGATCCGGGCGCGGCGGTTGGTTGTAAGCTTCCATCCGTTTCATTTCCAGGTTATGCGCGTGGCCGCAAGTCTCGCAGCGCTCGGTACTGCCGGAATTCGTGTCGAAGCACACGCCACAATCAGGGCAATAGCGGCGCATGGTGCCAGGGCCAGCCTTGCGGGTGGATTGGAGGAA